ATCGACTTCTGGTCGCGCGGGTTGCGGACATAGTTCACGAAGGCCGACTTGTGCTCGTCTTCCTTCTTGCCCTCGCCAGCGCCCGAGACCGTGATGCGGCCGAGCTTGACATTCACGTCCTCGAGCGACTTCTGGACCTTGGCGAACTCTGCGTCAGCCTTGGCCTCGAACTCCTTGCGCTCGCTGTCCGAACGCTTCTCGAACACCTCACGAGCAGAGCGCTCGTCGGTGACTACCTTGGCGAGCGCATCGACGGCGCCCTTGACTTCAATAGACATTTGATTTTCCTCGATTAAAAAATGATTGAATGGTTTTGCTCACTTTGATGTGAGCTCCTCGACCGTTCGCTTGATGTGATCGGCGAGGTCGTTTTCTGCTGTGTCTTCGGTCTCTGCGTCACGCAGATCCGAGTCACCAAAGCCATGCGCGGTTATTTGCTTGGCCTCTTTGCGAGAGAATCCGGCGTCACGCAGGAACCTCTCGAAATCTTTCGGGGAGCTAATGTCGCCCGCCTTGACGCCCGTAATCCGGGCCTCGGAATTTGCCGGGAATGTCACCGGAGAAACTTCCCAGAGCTGAACATCGGTCAGGATTCGCGAGTCCTGCTCGCGGTCGACCTGGTATGACCGAGTCGTGTATCCGATCGAGAGCCCGGTCAGAGCGCCAAGCTTGATCAGCTCGCGCGCCTCGTTGCCGCGCTGCGTATCGGCGAGCTTGCCCTTCACGAAGAGCCCGCGATCGTCCTCGCGCATTTCGGTCCAGACGCCGATCGGCTCTTCGGGGTTGTGCTGCCAGAGCATCGCGGGCATCCGGCCGGAGGCCTTCGCCTCCTCGAGCGACTTTGCGAACGCGCCAGGCGCAACGATGTCGCTGTAGCTGTCGAGGTTGCCGAAGACGGAGCCGTAGCCCTCGATCACTCCGGAGTCATCGACCGCCTTGATCTCGGCGGCGACGTTAAATCGTTTAGTTTCCATTGCGTGTCCTCATGCCGCGCCGGTCGGCGCGACGTCTGAATTCGGCGGCATTCCTGCCGCGGTCATGTTGAGCGGTTGCAGATACACGTCCCCCGCGTCGATAGGATTCAGATCCTCGAGTCGGCGGACGTCGTTGACCGAAAGCCATCCCCAATTCCGACCGACCGCGTAGGAGTCGTATCGCGACTTCAAATCGCCGCGGAGGAGCGCTTCGGGTGAGAGCTTCGAGAAGTAGGTGTTCGGCGCCGTGATCAGATCGCGCGAGATCGACTGCTCCCATCGCGTCATCCAGGGACCAATGCAATGCCCGAGGAAGTCGAGCGACTGGTGCTCGATGTTCGAGAACGTCGCGCGCGAGAGATCGCCGATCAGGTGCGGCGGAACACGGAACAGGCCCGCAATCTCCGACCGTTGAAACTCACGGGTCTGGAGGAACTGCGAGTCGTCGTTCGAGAGCGAGAGCCGCTCGATCGACATCCCCTCCTCGAGGAGCGCGGTCCGGCGAGCGTTTCCGCTTCCGGCGTAGGCCGAGTTCCAGGTGTCCTTCAGTCGCCCCGCAGCCTCGGCAGAAAGCTTCTGCGGATGCTTCAAGACGACGCCAGGCGTAGCGTCGTTCCGGTAGAAACGGCCCGCGTACTCCTGGGTCGCGTAGGCGACGCCGATCGAGTCGCGTCCGGATTCGATCACGCCGACCGGCTGCACACCGTCGCTCGTTCGATATCGGAGCGTATACACCTCGTCGGCGCGCAGGGTAATGCGATCGCCTTGTTCACGGGTAAGCTCGTAGACGAGCTGCATATCCGGGAGCTGCTTGATAGTAATGCGATCCGGGTGAATCGGAATCAGCTCGTCTACGATGTTTGAGGCGCGCGAGCGCCAGTTGATATACGCGAACCCGGCCCCGCGGAGGAGCGCGTGTTCGGTCAACATTTCGCGGAACTCCTGCGAGGTCTGCCAGGAGTTCGGTCGATCGTGCAAAAGGATCTGAAGGGGATGCTCGGGGGCGCGCTCGCGACCGCCATCGGTGCGGCGCCGGTACATATTCAACGGCATTGAGCCGATCGTCTCGGCGATCACGCGAACGCAAGCGTAGACCGCAGCGACTCGCATCGCGGTTTTTTCGTTGACGTGAACACCCGAGGCGGAATTGGTGCCCTCGAGGCGCATGATCAAACGGTCGAGCGCGGTCTGCCCTACGCTCTTACGTCGCATGATTCGATCTATAAAGGACACAGAAACCTCGTTAAATGGTCAAGATGCCGCGCTCTTCGTAGACACTCGGTCCGTCGAGCTTCGGTGCGGCCTTCGCGCAGGCGCCGATCGCCATCGCGAGCGCGACCATGCCGTCGATGCGGCCGGTCGCTTTTGCTTTGTCCAGTTTTCTATTTCCGGCGGCGTCCCGAGTTGCGACCGCGTTAGCAGCGCACCAGGTCAGGACCGGATGCCCGCCGTGATGGATACGTTCCGCCATCAGCTCGCCCTCGAGCGCGTCGAGCGCCGGAGCCATGTCGCGGTAGCCTTGGCCGAACTCCACCAGGGGGAGCTCGCGACCGAGCCGCGACAGCTCGGTTTTGAACACATCCATCCGCCACCGATCGAAAGCGATCGCGGCGACATCCCAATCGTCGCAAAGCTGACAGAGCTGCTCGGCGACGACTGCGTAGTCGACCGACGCGCCCGGCGTCGCGACCAAGTGTCCGCGATCTCTCCAGACGTCATACGGAGCCCGGTCCCTCGAGGCCCGGTCCGTCAGTCCCAGGCTTGGCGCAAAGAAGGTCGGCCGGATGTGCCAGGCGCCCGAGGTGTCTCGAGCGACAGCAACCATCGCCGTTAGATCGTTCCGCGCCGAAAGGTCGAGCCCGATATAGACCGGGTTCTCGTAGAACGCGGCCTCAACAGGATCGGCACCGTTCCGTAGCCAGATCGCTCGAGGCACGAACGGCGAGGTCTGGTCGACTCGTTGGTTCAACACCAGGTTCCGGTAGCTGCTCTCGCGCGACGGCATTCGCTTCGCCGCTGCGGCCTGCTCCCGGACCTCCGTCGGGTTGAGGAAGTCGCCGAAGGCGGGATTCGCCGCCCTCATCGCTTCGTCGGAGAACGGGTCCATCGACTCGTCCGCCGAGAACATGAAAAGTTTCGTCTTCGGATCGGCGCCGGTTTTCGCGTCGTCGATCAGTACCGACAGAAGGTCCGCGTCGGTCGGCGCCTGCGTCGAGATCACAATCGAGAGCGGCTCCGCCTGGGCGCCGCTCGCGGTCTCGAGCGCCTCGTAGAGTTCGCTCCGCGGCCCCTTCACCTGGCCGAGCTCGTCGTGAACCGTGAAGACCGGAGAGAGACCGTAGGCGGTCGAGGCCTCCGCCGAGAGCGCCCGGTACAGAGTCCCGAGTTCCTGGCAGTAGAGCTGCTTCGCTGTGTCTCTCACCGCGACGACCGCGTTCAGATCCGGAGACATCCGGACAATCTTCGCGGCGAGCGCGAAGAGGATTGCCGCCTGGTCTCGACTCTGCGCTGCCGAGAAGAGCTGCGAGTTCGCTCGAGCTTCCGGTCCGCAGAGTTGCAGGAGTAGCAGGAACGCCGAGAGCGACGTCTTGCCATTCTTGCGTCCGAACGTGACGATCGCTCGTCGCGTCGGGGAGTCGTAGATTCCGCGAATAATCGACCGTTGCCATTCGCGCAGCTTGACCGGCTGACCGACCAGAGCGCCTTCCGGCACCCGACAGGTCGCCTCGATCCAGGCGATGTTCCGGTCGCCCCTGGTTAGGTTCCGAACTCCCAGGGTTTCTTCGGAGCCGCGCGATCGCTTGCGGTTGCTGCCGCGCGGGCGCCGTACCGGCTCTGCTGCGTCAGTCGCATTTTCGTCGCCAGGCTTGCGAGTTGTCCGCCGATCTTCGTCTGGAGGTTGATCAGGCGGTCGTAGTCGTCGAGGCATTCCGGGCCTACCTCGCGCAGCTTGCGCGAGACGCGCCGGGATTCCGCGGCCATCGTGCAGTAGTGCTCGAGGAGCGGAAGGTTGTCGGGACCGAACCAGTCCGCAGGCTTCGAGGCGACAATCTCGCGCCAGATCGCGCTCTCGTCGTCTCCCAGGCGATCAGGAGGTGCGACCCTCTCATGGGGTGCGACCCGTACCACCGAGAGCCCCTCGGCGCTCTTCCGGCCTCGCTGTAGCATTTCAGGAATCCTTGCCGATTAGCACGAAACAGGCACGCGCTCGGTGTCCGAGCCTCGAGCTGTAGAGATTCGACCCTCCCCTCCCTCACCGCTGAAAATTCCAGGGGTGAGAGGGGTCGAGGGGGGCGCCCGAGGTGTCGCACCCCCGCAGGGTTCCGGTCTGCTCGAGCTCGGCCTTCGCGCCGTTGTGACACGGCTCGCAGAGCGGTTGCCAGTTGGTCGCCGCCCAGAAAAGCGTTTCGTCGCCGCGATGAGGGGTGACGTGATCGACGACCGATGCCGCCGTCACCCTGCCGAGCTGCTCGCAGAATACGCAGAGCGGGTGCGCTGCCAGGTATGCCCGGCGCGCCTCTCGCCACTTGCGACCGTACAAACGATCGCGCTGCTCTTCCCTTGACCACAGTCCAGGTTTCGATAGTTTCGTCATGCAAATGTACACATCAAGCGTTTTTTGCTGACCAAGCGTCCGCGACGGAAAGCGCGCCGTACATTGCCGTCCGGAAGCGACGCAGGAGCGTCTGGTATTGAGCCGGGCTCATCCGCAGGCGCCGAGCTCGTACTTCGTTCGGTTCGTCCCTTGGCGTCAGGTAGGTGACCTCGACAAGCTGCGCCCAGGTCCGCCGGTCACGGCAGAGATTGGTCACGCATCGCTCCACCACCTCCACGCCATTCGGCCAGTTTTCATCCGGCGCGTACCCGCCCGGCGAATTGATCCCGAGCACGATCTCGCGCAGGAGCTTCGTGCTGATCGACTCGCGCGGGTAGCCAAGCGCGCCGAGTCGATCTCGAGCGAACCTCGCCCATTGATACATTCGCCAATCGACGAACGCGGTCACGTCGGTCGCGTTTCTAGGTTTTCTCTCGTAGGCGTCGGCTGCGGCGGTGCTCACGGTTCAGATCCCCTGCGTGTCGTGAAGTCAGACTCCGAGGTATACGGTCGGATAACGACGTCGACCTTCCCGCCAGGGAAGACCGGGCCGCGGATAACTCGAAGGTCGTCGATATTGCTGTCGTCCTCGATCACGCCCGCGGCAACGACGGCATCGAGGAGCGCCTTCTGTAGGTTGTCGAGATCTCGCCTGCGTCGGTCCGGCGGATGCGCCAGGAGCTCGACCTTGAGCGATCCTCCTATTCCCTCGATCGGGACACGCTGCTCGTGAATCGCCGCGGTCGCGTCTTTGCGGTACGCGCGACCTCTCGGTCCGATCACCATGCGCCCGCGAAAATTGCGCCAGTAGTGATTCACCGAAGGAGGGAACGGAAGCGTGAACTCGATTGTCATCACGTTAGAGCGCGCACTATCCAGATCGCGACGACCGCGAGCGCGCCCGCGCCGACTCCCATGATCGCCCCGACAACCGCTACTGCGATCAGTCCGTCGAGGAATGTCTTCGCTTGTTCCATCACATCGCGCGCCTCGGGAAGTTCATACCTCGACCTCGGTGTTCTCGTAGCCGGTGAGCGTCACGGATTGCTCGGCAATGAGAACGTCGGCAAGAAGGCGCGCGCCCCCTTCGGTCCGCTCGCGTCGGTAGGTCCGCCAGTTCCACCACCACCGAGACTTCCCGGCGGGTAGGTACTCGACGTCCCATCCGTTGCGCGCGCGGCTCACCCTGTCGATGTGCGGCACGATGCGGACGCGCGAGATCGGGACGACCGTCGTCGTGACGCGCGAGAACGCGGTCTGTTGGTGTTTGAGGTTCATGCCTGCTCCGCGCTGTAGTGACTCAAAACGGGATGTCGTCGTTGAAGTCATCCGCCGGAGCGGGAGCCGGAGCGGGAGCCGGTGCGCGCTGCTCGTCCTTCGGCTTAACGGAAAGCAAGAAGAACTTCTCGCCCGCGAGCTTCGAGCTTTCCTTGCCGGTCTTGATCCACCCGGAGAGCCAATACTCGACGCCTCCGACGTTGATCGAGCCGGAGTAGTCCGGGTGCGTGTCCTTCTCCTTGCGCTTGTTTTTCGAGAGGAGCCCGCTGTTTGTGTTGTCGTATTGAGGCATGGTCTAGTTCTCCGGTTGGTTTAACGGTGTGCGGTATAGACGCTCGAAAAGCGCCTTCCAGGTTTCGCAGGGCTGTCCCTTGCGCTTGCCCGCAATCGTGAGCGCGCGCTGCTGCTCGAGGATTGCGGTGCGGATCTTTTCTCGACGCTGCTCGGCGGTCGTGACGCCCGCATCCCAATCGAGCGGGAGCCCGAGGCGGTTTGCCATCCAGGCTTCGTTCATCGCGTCCGCGAGTCTCACTTACCGATCGCTCCGATCAGTCCGCGGACCGGGTTGTCGTGGGCGAGCTGCGGGAGTTCCTGGCGCGTCTCGGCGACGTCGGCGAGTTGGTCGTAGTGCGAGGCGAATCGCTTCTCGAGGAACGGGAGCGCGTCGACGCTCGACCAGGCGATCACCTTCCATCCGCCGAGCGCCTGGACGGTGCGCTCGACCTCCGGGATCGCGGGCCCCGTGTGATACGAGCCCGAGCGGACGTGCTGTAGCGCGATCGCCCAGGCCTCGCCCGGCGTCATGCGCTGCGCCTTGCGGAGCTGTTGAAAGTGCCAGGGGTTCGGGAAGTATTCCTCGTGCAGCATGAGGTACTGCGCCGCGGCTCGAAACTCCTCGATCGACCAGGCGCTCATCGCCGAGTACCAGAGCTCGAGCGCTTCGGCCGTGAGTTTTCCGCCGGGTTTGATCTCGGCGAGCGAGACCAGGATGCGCGCCATTTCAGCGCGATCACCCGGCTGCATTGGCCTTCTCGAGCCACGCCTGGGCGGCGGCGACGTTGCTGTCCTGGGTCTTTTGCGCCTTCGACGGCGGGATCGGCCAGGGCTGCGACCAGGGACGATCGCGATCGCCGAAGAACCTCGCCGGGTTGAGGACCATGCGGTTAGTCGCCTGGACGTGTCCGGCGTATCGCTCGACGCCTGCGCGGATGTCCTCCCAGGTCGCGCCCTGCTCGAGGTGCCTGCGGATGTGGTGCTCTGCGCTGATCCAGTCCGTGCGGCCCGCGTGTGGCGGGTAGATCGCCTTCAGCGCCTCAAATTCCCGGCGCTCGTCGCCTTCCGCGCGCGCGAGTTTGGCTACCTCGAGCGAAGAGATTACGCATGAGGTATCAG